TTATTAATTCATTACCATCTGTATCTTGAACACCTGTAATTGATCTTGAAACAGATGCACTTTTTGTTACTGGAACACCAACAGGAATTGTATTTTCTATTCGATCAGGACCAAACGTATCAAATGTACTTAAAGGTTGTTGGTCATTAGTTCCATTTCTAAAAAAAACTTCTACATCTTCAAAATTTAAATCTCCATTAGCATTTACTAAGGGTGTATTATCTAAGAAAATATCTTTTCCAATATTTAAAGAATCTGTTGTAGATGGCAATGTATTTGTTGGACTTCTAAAGCCTTCAATTTCGCCATAACCTAATAAATCTATAACTGTTGCAAATTGTTTACTTCTTAAACCTCCTTCAATTAAATCAGGGTCTAAGGCTCTGCTGTCAGGTCTCCTTCCAAATAATTCATCATCAACTAACCTAGGCATAATAAATTAATTTGGATTTCTTTCTGTAATTTTAACAGTGTTGTCTGCTGAATTTCCATAACTTTGACTGTTCCACTGTCCAAGAGAAGCTTCAAAAGTATTTGTGGTAACATTTTCAACACCAAATCTGGCTCCATTACGGCCAACATCTACATTTGAATTAGCTAAAGGCCCTGTAACAAAATCTAAACGAATACTTTCACCATTTGATAAACCGTGGTTATCAATATGTACAGTAATTCTATTTCCTGACTGTGAATAAGTACCTTCATCAGTAATAAGTGATACTAACTGAACAGTATCAACCCCTGCACTAATTAAAATTGATCCGCTATAAACATATCCATATAAAATAGGAACTGGCACACCACTAGTACTGACATTTTGTATGCCAGAAAAATTATATGACCCCCTTATATTTGGATCTGTATCACCAACAGAACTTTGATTATTTGTTGGTTGATTATTGCTTAATAATTCAGTAGCAAGAGTTAAACCAACTGTTAATAATAGATTTCCTAAACCACCAGTTGTAAAAGCTAAGACAAAAGGCAAAGCATTTGAAACTACAAAATCAAAAGCATCACCAATAAAATCAAATACAAAATCACTTCCAACTGCAACTGGTATTATTTGAATTTCACCCTGACCTTTTAATGATAATAAATCTTGAGTTATTACATTTCCATTCATTTTTACTTTATAAAAATTACTTCTCATGTGGCTTTCAAAACCAGCAAAATTTGCTTTCAAAAAATTAAAAGCCTGTTCTGGTGAACTAACAGCAGCTTCAAAAGTTGACTGACCTAAAAATTTTCTTAATTTTCCATATACCTTTATTGTCTTAAGCTGCATATCTATAAACACCTCTAAGTGCTTTTTGGTATTTTAAACCATAAAATTCTCTACAACTTAAACGATAATAAGAATGATTTAAAATCATCATATCTCCAATATAAACAGCAACATGAGATGGTTTTTTTAAAGCACCGCTAAATAATAAAACATCACCTTTTTGTATATCATCATTTGTTTCTTGTTTTTTAAAATTAGATTCTGTCAATACTTTTTCAAAATATGGATTATCAGCAAATTCTTTTAATGTTTTTGGCCTAGGCCAATATTTTATATTAATATTTTTTGTTTCTTTAAACCAATCTGTAACTACAGACCAACAATCATATTTTCCCCATATAAACTTACGTCCAATTAAAGACGGATTTTCCCAATCTTTTGGTTCTAATGTTATCCAATCATCAGTTTTTAAACTGTAAATATAATAAGGAAATCCAATATGCTCACAAGATGCTTTATCTGCCTCTGAAGCAATCGCTGGTCCTTTAGGATGACTGTGAATAACTCCTAATATTTCTCCTGTATCTTCACATTCAGCCCAATCTTCGGGATCTAACATAAAAAATTCATGGGTTGTTTCTGCTAAATTTTTACAAGGCCAGAAAGTTTCTTCGCCATTAATTATTGCTAATAAACCACAAGCTTCTTTTGGTGCTTGTTCTTTTGCATATTCAACAGCTTTAGTTTTCCAACTCATAACTAACCATTAACGAAAGTACCAACACCAATAAAATCTGCCCTTGTTACAAGTTTTTTAGGTGCGCCAATACCAGCTAAATCAAAAGTACTTATTAATTCAAATTGTACAATATCTCTATTCTCTGTAATTTTTCTTTCTATAAAATAAATTTCTTTTGGCATTTCAGCAGTAGGATCTACTGAACCGACTTTATAGGGATTTATATTTGATGGAAAGTTTTCTTCATCTAAAAATCTAGCTAATGTACGCCTGCGTGTAACTTTTGCAGCCGATAAATCAGAAAAAGGTGTTGTTTGATTTACTAATAAAAGTATAGTGGTAATTGTTCCAAGAAGATTTGAAAAAGTTAAAGTAGGTCTTGGAAGCTTACCTTCTCCAGAATATTTAAAACCTTTTGCCTCACAAGGCATCCTTGTATATGTATTAGATTGCCATACAATATCTAAACTATCTTTCATGTTATTTCCAGCATGAAAAAGGTAAACAGTAGGTTCTGTAATTGTTGAATTAACATTAAAAGAAACATTACCACTTGTGGACTGTGAAGCTGTTGCTGTAACTGTAAATGTATTTGCATCTGGAACTGTTTGAATAGTATAAATTCCATCAGTAGCATTACCAGATGTAAAATCAAGACTTAAAATCAAACCAGCAGAAAACCCATGACTGTTTAAAGTGATCGTTATGGTAGTGCCACTTTGAGAATATGTAGCTGTTTTTGCAACCTTTGTATAATGAACATCAGCTTTTAATTCAACAGAAAATAATTCAATGATTGATTTATTTGTAAGTTGTTGTAACTCAGGTACAGGATTAGCCATTTATGGTTCAAATACTTCTCTAAATGTTGTTGTAATAACGGCTCTGTTATTATATGGAATTTGTTTAGACCAAGAATCACAAACAAACTTTCCTTCACCAGAAAGAGTAATTGAGACATTACCAGAATCAGTTGCACTATTACTGGTACTTACTGTAAATACATTATCATTGGTTACTGATGCAACGGCAAAAGAACCATCAGTAGGAGATCCGCTTGCAGTTGATGTGTAATCAATAGTTAAAACATCACCTATTGCAACTCCATGATTATTGATAGTTATTGTTGCTGTTGTAGTTGATTGACTATAAGTACCTGTTTTTGTAAAGCCCTCCGCTGGTGGAGTAAAAGTAAAACTTGCTTGGTCATTTACCCTACTTCTTAAAAAGCCTTCTATGACATCTGACTGCTCTTCAGACACTACAAAAGTCAGGTCATATACTTTTGGGTCTTGAGAGAATGGCAAGCCGTACAAAGCTCTAAATTCATAACCATCTCCAAGCCTTGAAACTTTAACTTTTGGTGTACTTTGTTTTCTCATCCCATAAGTGGGTTGTATTGAAGGAAAAGTTGCCATTATCTATTTAATAACCCCCCTGCTCTTTGTTCTTGAACTATTGTAGTTTGTACCACAGAAGCTATTAGTTGTCCAAGTGCTTGTCCTTCTGTTTGGCTACCTGAGACAGAAGAGCCAGACGCATCAACGGAAACATTAACAATATTAGTTGTACCTCCTCCAAGTTGATTATTAGGGATAATATTTCCACCTCTTGAACCCATCTGCAATAATTCTGGGCCTTTCTCACCAACTACAAAAGCACCACCAGCAGAAACAGGGCCACCATTTGCTCTCTTGCCAAGATTCTTGAATACATCACCCAAAAATCCTCCTACTCTATCACCAAGCCCAGAAACAGCCCTTTGAATAGCAACTTCAACCAAACTTCTTTTAAGATCATTTAAGACACTAACAGCCGCTTGAGCAAGTGTTTTTGTACCCATAACAGCATCGGTAAGGTTAGAAACAATTCCATCTTCTATTCCTTTTCCTATCTGCATAAATTTTTCTTTAAGAGATTTTGTAGCTTCTTCATTTTTTTTAATTTGATCTTCTTGTTTTTTTAAGGCATTATTTTGCTGAATAATTTTTATCAATTTATCTGCCTCTGCTTCTCCAAACTTTTTAATAAATTCTTCACGTTGTTTTTCTATATCAAATGTTTCTTTAGCTTCATCAGTTAATAATTTTGATCTTTCAAGAGAATCTCTTAATTCAATATTAGTTTTTTGTAGTGCCTCTTTTGTTTTCATAAAATCATTTGCTACCTTTTCAATTTTTGCAATTTTTAATCTTTCTTTTAGTTTGTCTAATCTTTTATTTGCATTATCTAGTTCTACATTTAATGTTGTAACAGAGGGAGTTAAACCATTTGTTTGTTCAGAGAAGAAATTTAAAACTGGATTTGCATTTTCAAGTCTTTTTGTTAATTGTGCAATTGTTTTTTCTTCATCTTTTATTGCCTGTTTAGTAACCTCAATACTTCCTTCGTCTAAAATTCTGTTAAATTCTTTTTGTGCATTTATAGTTTTAAGAATTGCAGTGGTTAAAGCTCCAAAGGCTATGACAGCTAATCCTATACCTGTTTTTGCTAAAGCAATTTTAAAGGTGGATAAAGCAAAAGATAATTTAGTAACATTTGCTGTTGCGAAATTTGCTGCAACACCTTTTGCTGTTAAGGCTGAAGCTGCAATTTGAGATTGTATGGCTACTAACTGTATTTGACCAACAAAATTAATTAAAGTTGTTAAAGCAAGAGGAACTACCACTGATACACCTTTTACTGCTAAAGCTAAACCAGCGATGATTGCAGCCGCTTGCCCTACTTCACTGTCAACAAGATTTGTCACTGCTTCGACCAAACTTGCCAAAGCTAATGCTGAATCTGCCAAAACAGGTGTTAATTTTGAGCCAATAGTTAATTGCAGTTCTAAAAGCTCATTATTTAGTTGTTTAAATTTTTCTGCTGGTGATTCGTCAATAATATCTCTTATTTGTTTCCCTAATCCTTCAGCAGATTTTGATAAAGCTCTAATAATAACATCAGATTTAAGTAAACCTTTGGAAGCAAAATCTTTTAATTTTCCTGAAGCTATCCCTGTCTCATCAGAAATAGCTTTTAATAACTGTGGAACTTGCTCTGCAATACTTCTAAATTCATCACCTTGTAAACGTCCAGAACCTAAACCTTGTGCTAATTGAGTGAAGGCTGCACTTGCTTCTGTTGCATTTAATCCAGCTACTTTTGCAATGCTATTAAAACCTATAAAAGTAGTTTCTATGTCTTTTAAAGAAACTCCTAAAGGTCTTAATCTTGCAAAAATATCTGTAATTCCTTTTGTTGCTTCTACTATTGATAAATTAAATTGATCTTGTGCTTTTCTTACCAGTTCTTGTGCCTCTGCAAACTCTCCAAATTCAGAGGTTAATACCTTCATTCTGATTTGCAATGCTTGAAAATTTGCAGTTGTTGAAACAGTTTGTTTTGCTAATAAACCAATACCAAGACCAGCGATTGCAGTTTGTAATCCACCAAAAGATTGTTGTAATTTATTTGTCTGATTCTGAACA